CCACTGTGGGGGATGTCTCCGTTTACAGCACTGGCAAGACCCATCTTACTTGATCGCTATAAAAATGAATTTGAAACCGCGTTTTATCTAAGAGGCTGTGCCAAGGCCGGCGTTATCGAGACTGATGCCGAGTACTCTCTCACACGTATGTCGCGTCTCATGGCTACGTTCGAGCAAGTCTTTACCGGCAAACGTAACTGGTGGAGACCCCTCTTCCTGCCAAAAGGTGCCAAGTGGATCGCTAACGCATCTACTCTTTCTGAAATGCAACATCTAGAGGGACTTCGTGAAAATAGACTCACCATCTTGGGTGTGATGGGTATACCACCATCTCAGGTCGGTATTGTCCAGGACGTGAACAGATCGACTGCTGAGACTCAACAGTTTGTCTTTTATGAAAATACTATTAAACCATACGCTAGATTTATTGCAGATGCATGGAATAATTTTTATGTTGTTAAAAATATGTTTAATTCACGAGTCTATGTTGATTGTGACTACTCAAATATACCAGCTCTACAAGAGTCACTAAAGGTTAAAGGAGATTATGCAGAGGCATTAAAAAATTTCTTCACTATTAACGAGATTCGTAAACAAGTTTTTAACGCTGACCCACTAACCGATGGACGAGGAGATTTACTTGTATCTGAACTGCAAAAAGGAAAACAAGACATATTAAACAATCTACTAATAGACCAACAATCTTCATTACAAGAAAACAATAACAATATCAACATAACTGAATCACAAAATCTTGTTAGCTCTCTTGCATCAATTAAACAAGCTATCATCAATGACCAAGAACAAGTAGAGCAAAGCCTTGGAAGTAAATTTAAAAAAGTAATTGATAACTATATTGATGCGTTTTTAAACCTAATAGAGTATGCCTTAAAAAATAAGATTGATCCTAAAGTATATTTGCAAGAAAAACAAAATGACCTAAAAACAGCATACGAGCGCGAGGCAATTCCAATTTTAATAAAAGCTATGGAAAGAGCTTTTACATTTTCCACAGAACGACTTAAAATTAATATAAACAAACAATCTAAATCTGTATCTACTGTCGACAGGCAGGCTATTGACTACCTGCGCGAGGAAACAAGACCAAGCGTAAGGCTGACTTTTGCAGAGAGAGCAATTAATAGGTTTGTTGGCTTTAACCGAACCCGATCAAACGAGGTACTAGACATCATAGCCGCCCTGTTAGCCGAAGGCCAAACCACAGATCAGATAGCATCCATAATTAGACAACTCTATCATGAACGATATAAAGAACAAGCCTTTACCATTACACGTACAGAAATACTTACCGCCATATCACACGGTATTAAGTGGAACCAAGATATCCTAAAGGAAGTATTTACTGCTGTTAAAAAACAATGGCTTCACGTTGGAGACGAGGACATTAACCCACAAGCCAGACAACATCATGCAGAATTTGAAGAGCTTGGTGAACAAGATGTTGACTTTATTTACCCGTCTGGGCTATCGTACCCAAGAGACCCTAACGGTCCTCCAGGGGAAACGATTAACTGTAGATGCACACTGGTGAACATTATCCCAGAACATGCACAAAGTAATGCTGAAAGTATTTTACTTGTTTAAAAAAAGTGATAATATAATTTTATACTAAACCAAACTGTAGGGAAGTGGTATGACAAGGAAGTTTTTATCCTTTTATAAAAAAAATTGTTTTGATTTTTCTGACACGATCAAGTGGTCTAGGATTGACCAAACTTCCCATCATATGACCCTAAACTTTTTTGTACCAGAAACAGATTTGTGTGTCACCAACGCTGTAATAAAAGTATTAAATAATAAAGAAGAGCCTGATAAACTCTGGATAGAGGGCATCGCAAACGCAAACGTAGTAGACCGAATGCAGGAAAGGCTAGACCCGATTGGACTAGATATTACAAATTTTCTTAAAAACCGCCAACTCCTAGCACATCACTCATACTACCATCCAATCGGTCAGGTTGAAAGTATCGACGTTACAGATGATGGTGTACTTTTTAAGGCTTGGATCGGCAACCCAAAGGCTGCAAAATTAACCGCAATGCAGGAAGAGATCATATCTCTTGTGAAACAGGGAATATTAAAAACAGTTTCTGTTGGGTTTATCCCTAAACAAGTAAGACCAGCAGAATATGATGAGCAAGGAAATTTATCTACACCTACAATAGTTGAAAAATGGGAATTATTAGAGCTTTCAATTGTTGCTATACCGGCAAATCAAGGCTCTGTTTTTGATATCAAAAAAACTATTAATAGTGAGGTACAAATGAGCAGTCAAAAAATTATTAACAAACAAACCACAGAAGATACAGAACCAAATAACACTATTCAAGAGGTATTATCACTAGTAAAAAACATTGATTCAGCTACAAAACAAAATTTTGAAATGCTGAAAACTATACTCGATAAAATAATGCAAGATTCTTCCCCTGCAGAAGCAGTGGAAGAGGCTGCATGCAGTGATAGTGACAAAGAAGATGAAGATAAGAAAAAAATTCAAAATATAGAAACAACTCTTGAAAAAGTAGTTGCGTCTATTAAGCTTATAGTTAACCGTCTTGACGAAATTAGTTTATAACCAAGGAGGAAATAAAACATGACAACAACTAATTTAGATGGAATTTTAGGAGCACTTAGTTCAAAACAAGCTCCAGCCGTTGTGGGAAAACCTGTTTATGAAAAAGACCTCGAAGTTTGCAAGTATTTAGGCTATGCAAAACTAACAGATATTTTCGGAAAACGTGTAGATGAAAAATCTAACGAGGTTGCTCTCCCCATTAACTTCGGAAGCAGAAAGTCAGCAGGTCAACTGCCAGATGATGTTCGTTTTAGACTTTTTAATTTTAAAAAAATGCTACACAACCTTGAGGTTCAAGCTGCTTATGCGTTTAGGGGACAACACATCACCCCAGAGATGCTAAAGACTCTCCCAATATACAAAGATTATATCGAAGGTCTTTGCAAAGCTTATAATTTAACAAACTTTGCTGACTGGGTACCAACAGTTCAAGCCAGATTTTATTTCGAAGAATTTGAATTACCATACATACTTGCCGATCAGTTTGACCGTCTACCTATGGACTCTATGTCTATGGAAGTCCCAGGAGATATGGGTCATCTGTTCGGCGTCGAAGAAGATGATGACGCAGTCTTCACGGCAAAGAAAACTACTGCCGCTAAATATACAGTAACAGCACGCGGTAATGTAGCCCACGCAGTAATAACCCAAGACCTCATGTCAGATAGTGCACCGTCTTATATCGAAAAACTAAGACGTGAAGTTGCCATGGCTACTGTTCGTTCATACGAGCATGCTATCATCAATGGTGACACATCTGAAACAGGTGGAGTACGCGGCGACAATCATATGGACTCTGACATACGAGCACTTCCGATTAACGGAACATTTGCCAAAGCTTTTAAGGGTCTTCGTAAAAAAGCTTTCGACAACGCAGCAGCTGGCGTCGTATATGATCACCAAGGTGATACAGCATCCAAAGAAATGTTTGCCGAGCTACTGCAACGAATGGGTAAATTTGCATCTGTTAAGACCGACCTTATATGGATAATGAGTTCCACAATTGAAAATCAAGTAGTAACTGGAGCTATACCTGAACTATTTACAGCCTACGCGTTTGGTGGAGTTGCATCTAATGTTTCTGGTGAAATGCCACCAATATTTGGAGTGAAGAGCGTTGTGTCAGAACATGTTAGGGAAGACCTTAACGCATCTGGTGTGTATGACGGTACAACTAAAAATAAAACATGTGTGCTTTGTGTGAAAAAATCTAGATTTGCTCAATTCTGGCGTCAAGCCCTCAGAATTTGGGCTGCACCATCACTCCCGTCAAGTGATACTATGTTGATGACCTCAAAGTGTCGTCATACATTTAACGGCAATCCACAGAGTGCAGATGAAAAATCTGTAGCAATGGCAATAAATGTTGCTCTAGTAGCGACAACACCATAACCCGTGTTTCCTTTCTTATGATGGACTCTCTACCTACCCCAGCGTGGGTAGAGAGTTTTTTTTAAAGGACAAAAAAAATATGCGTTGCATGATACTTGTCTCAAGCAAATTGGGTAGCGTACCCATAAAAGAATGTGCAAATATTATCCTCAACCATAATGAGGAACTAATTGTTTTAGAGGACGTAGGGAAACGTCTACTAATTCAGTACCAGCATAAACTAGTTCATGCTGGCTATGTTGACAAACAAGTGTTGTCTTATGGTTTCTGGGAACTGAAAAGAAATTGGCCAGATGACCCAAAGAATAATATTAAACATGACAATAAAATCGGAAACGATAAAGCAATATTTAAAAAACCACGCGTGAGGCAAAAAGCTAATGAGTGAGCTTGTTACTTTGTCTGATCTAAAGAATTTCTTAAACATCCCTATTGCGGACACATCAGAAGATGCTAAACTAATGACATTTAAAAATGCTATAGAGCAAACCATAAAGAATTTTTGTGAAACAGATTTTGATATTAAAACAGTTAACGAACTCTTGGACGGCCTCAATTGTGATACAATTGTTCCAAAGCACTCACCAATCCAAGACGTCTTGGAGATCACCGTTGGAGTTAACACAGATGGAACAGGCGGCTATAGTTTACAGGCTTCTGACTTTTATTTCGATGAAAACATGATTTTTTTACGCTCTTCCTACACTCCACAAGGTAGAGGACGCGTTATGGTCAGATATAGATATGGCTACCAAACTGTTCCAGCAGATGTAAAGCTAGCAGTAATGCAGAGTGTTAAGGCCGAGCTGCAGCGATACTCTAGGAATTCAGAGGATATATCCTCTCGATCTAAACAAGGCGAGTCAGAAAGCTTTGGCTCCGCATGGGACCATACAACAGGACTACCAGCGCAAATAATAAGCAAGCTCGAGCACTATAGACGACTTGAATTTCCAGTTATAGGTTTTGCCCAAAGGAATATATAGACTATGTCTTCTGGATTAATTGATTTAATAAAGTTTTTACGAACAAATAAGGATATTCAAAAAAGAGCAACAGTAGTGGCTCTATACAAAATAATGACTGTTGCCCATAAATACGCATTAAAAAATATTAAAAGAAAGTTTATCGGGCGCAACGGCAGAAAACTTTCAGGAGCTATGTTTAACTCAGTATTTAGTGATATATTGTTTGAAAAAAATCAACCTACAGCATACCTGGGTACACGCAACATACCATACGGTAGGATACACGAGCTTGGTGGTGAGATTGTCCCAAAACCAGACAACAGGATGCAACGCCTCTGGATACCAAATCATGATGCTTTGCCTAAACGCATGTCTCCTAGCGAGTTTATCAAAAACCTACGAAACAACCCGTCTAGCTACGTCCTAACAGATAGTTTTGCAGGCATAAGACTTGATCCGTTTGGGTCTGTACTTCCATACTTCTGGCTAGTTCAGCGTGTTCAAATGCCTAAGAGACCTTATATAATGCCAGCTATTGAGATGGCATTTAAAAAATTTGGTGAAATTTTTTTTAAAACCTACCAACAAGAGGCTGCTAGATGAGTTTACGGGGAACATTGCTAGATTTATTGGCCGCTCGTCTTGATACGATAAAAGAAACAAA